TCGCCCATCACTGGAACACAATGGCTTTTCCTTTATAATCAAATTTTCATTATCTGATTCTATTAGCATTTCTTCGTAATTCAAAAAATCACCTGCCAAATCAGAAATCATCATCATCCATGATATCATCATCATGCTTTTTCATTTTGTCAGTTACTTCAATGTCGGTACGCTCGTGGGCTGCAACTGCCATTTTTGAATCATATTCATCCATATATCTGCTGATGTTATATTCAAAATCTTTATAGCAACGATTCAATAATGTAGCAAATTCTTTTTGCGTAAGAATACAGTAATTTGAGTCTTTACTAATTTTAACAGTATTTTCACTCGTTTCTACTGTATAACCATGTAAACGAAATAATTGAACAAAGGTGTTTATTCTCTTTTCCTGTTTATTAAGCTGGTCGTGAATTGTTGCAATAGGGGAACTCTTTTCTGTTGTCCATCCCATTAAATAAGCAGGTGAGACATTTGCTAGTTGAGCGGCTGCTTCTATTTTGTCAGACGGAATGTTTGTAATTATATTATTTTCGTACTTATATAGTGTTTAGTGTTTTACTTGCTTCTTCTGTTTTTTCTAATATTCTTTTTTCTATTCTAGATACTTGAACTTGACTTATTCCGAGCTTATTTCTAATTTCTTTTATACGTTCGCCTGTGGTCAATTATGTGCACCCCCTTTTAATTAGGTAACTTTATGATACCACAAAAATGTTACAAAAGCAATGAAAAATATCTTGACAAGTTACAGAAACGTGATATACTGTAAGTAACTTAAAAAGTTACGGAGGTGAGAAAATGATAAAAACAGATGAACTAAGAGGTATAATTGCAAAAAATGGTTTATATCAAACAGATGTTGCTAAGTTAATCGGTATCACTCCAAAAACATTCTATGAAAAAATGAAAGTTGGAGTGTTTGGAAGTGATGAAATTCAAATTATGATTGATGAATTGCATATCGAAGAGCCTATGAAAATTTTTTTTGCACATGAGTAACTTTAAAAGATACTACATAAAAACAAGGAGAAAGCAAATGAATAATATTCAGATTTTTAATGACACAGAATTTGGCTCTGTCAGAACAATGGTAATTGATAATGAGCCGTGGGTTGTAGGAAAAGATGTGGTTGGTATCCTCGGGTACCAAAATGGTAGTCGAGATATCAATCGCCATGTAGACGAAGATGATAGACAAAAAATTATGCTTTTTGATGGAAAGCAAAATAAAGAAACTATCATCATCAATGAATCTGGGATTTATAGCTTGATTCTCTCTAGTAAGATGCCAAATGCAAAGAGATTTAAACATTGGGTGACCAGTGAAATTCTCCCCTCCATTCGCAAGCATGGCGCATATATGACAGAGCAGACATTGGAGCAGGCACTTACATCACCAGACTTTCTTATTCAGCTTGCAACAAAGCTGAAAGATGAGCAGGAGAAAAATAAGGCATTGACAGAAGCAAATAATCGAATGAAACCGAAAGAGATTTTTGCAGATGCGGTTATGACATCGGAACATAGCATCCTTATTGGCGAACTTGCAAAGCTGATTGCTCAAAATGGATATGCAATCGGTCAGAAACGGTTATTTGCATGGATGAGAGAACAAGGATATTTGTTGAAACAGGGAGGTTCTTACAATTTACCAGCGCAAAGATATGTAGAAGCAGGGTTGTTTGAGATTAAAGAAAGTTCGATTAGCAATCCAGATGGAAGTGTTCGTTTAACTCGAACAACGAAAGTAACTGGCAAAGGTCAAGTGTATTTTATCAATAAATTTTTGAAAGAAGTAGCGAGTTAAGGTAAAGAAAGATAAAGGAGTAACAAAATGAAAAGATTATTTATTTCGCAGCCAATGCGAGACAAAACAGATGAAGAAATTCTTGCCGAAAGAGAAAAGGCGGTAAAAGTAACAAAAAAAATGCTGAATGAGGATGTAGAGGTTATTGATTCTTTCTTCCAGGAGGTCCCTCATGATGCTCCATTTTGGTATTGCGTCGGAAAATCAATTGAGTTACTTACTACTGCAGATGTGTGTTTTTTCTGTGCTGGCTGGGAAATGTACACAGGATGCAGAATTGAATATATATGCGCCAACGAATATGGTATTCCAATTATTAGAAACATGGCATTAGAACCATTTGAAAAACGAAGCATCACGCTCACTAATCGTGAATGGGACGATGTCGAAACTTATTTAATGTTCACAGAGGGATTTTTTGCACAAATGATTGAAGTTTGGGAAAAGTTTGCGCAAAAGAAAGACTCGGATGGCAACTTAGAGAATCCTGTTGTGGTTAAGGAAATTGGGTTATTGAGAAATGCAAATCAGAGCGCATGGAAACTTTTAAGCGAAATTTAAAAATTAAAGAATTGGAGTGATGGAATTGAATGAGAGAGAAAGCAATACGCTGACCAAAAGCGACATAGGTGACATTAAAACCCATTTACTTCAGGTGCAAGGATATTACAAAAAGAGACTGTTTTACTTGAAACAGATAGAGCAAAGAAAAGATTCAGAAGGTAGCCTTGAGTATCCAGCAGTGACTGAAATTATTGAAAACTTAAAAGAATTAGACCAGAATGTGGAACAACTTTTGCAAAAGATTAAAGGATTGGAGTGATAGAAATGAATAATTTACAGATTTTTAGTAACGAAGAATTTGGACAGGTAAGAACAGCCATGATTAATGGCGATGTGTGGTTTGTAGGAAAAGATGTGGCAACAGCTTTGGGATATTCTAACGCAAGAGACGCACTTGTTAAGCATGTTGAGGCAGAAGATAAGGGAGTCGCAAAATGCGACACCCTTGGCGGTAAGCAGGATTTAGTAATTGTTAATGAGAGTGGTCTTTACTCATTAATTTTTGGCAGTCGGATGGAAAATGCGAGACGTTTTAAACACTGGGTAACTTCGGAAGTGCTTCCGGCAATCCGTAAAACTGGACACTTTGAAATGGAGCATTACTCTCCGGAAATGCAAGCGATTCTGATGCATGACAAGAAACTTATCAAAATGGACGAGCGTGTAACCAGTTTAGAGAATACGATGACGATTGACTATGCTCAACAGCAAGCACTTGGAGAAGCAGTGAATTATGTTGTAATTGATGCGCTTGGCGGCAAGGAAAGCGATGCATACAAGGAAATTGGAAAGAAAGTATTTTCCGAGTGTAACAGGGATTTGAAACGTTATTTTCGAGTAAATGCACGAAACAATGTGCAAAAGAAGCGTTTTAATGAGGCGATTGAGTATGTACAGCATTGGCAACCGTGTACAAATACTCAAATTGCGATTAAGGAATGTAACTCGCAAATGCGATTTGTATAAAAGAAAGGGGAATCATTATGGAAAAATACGAATTTACAGGAGAAACAAAAACAGTGCCGCTTCTTTTTGGAGATGTAACACTGCACAGAATTCAGGCTATCACTAGTTTTGCAAATGTGGTAGCAGGGGAACTTGGCGGCTGGATTGAGAAAGAAGAAAATCTTTCACATAAAGGTGGCGCTTGGGTTTGCGGCAATGCTTGTGTTTACGGCAATGCTCGTGTTTGCGATGATGCTCGTGTTTACGGCAATGCTTGGGTTTACGGTGATGCTTGTGTTTACGGTGATGCTCGTGTTTACGGTGATGCTCGTGTTTACGGCAATGCTTGGGTTTACGATAATGCTCGTGTTTGCGGTGATGCTCGTGTTTACGGTGATGCTTGTGTTTACGGCAATGCTCGTGTTTGCGGTGATGCTTGTGTTTACGGCAATGCTTGTGTTTGCGGTAATGCCGAGGTCTTTTCTGCAAGACACGTATTAGTGATTGGTGCGATTGGTAGCCGGGACGATTTTACAACATTCTATCGTGATAAAGATAATGAGATTACAGTCAAGTGCGGTTGCTTCCTTGGCAAGATTGATAAATTTCTTGAAAATGTCACACAGACACATAGTGATTCTAAATATGCATCAGTTTACAGAGCGGCAGTTGAAGTTGCGAAATTACAAATAGATCTCTAAAGAATATATGCCACTTATCGAAGCAGCGTGAGAAAGGAGAAAACATGGGAGCAGATTTACAGGAAGAGTTATTGGAAATCAAAGCACTTGATGAGAGTGAAAAGATTGCCGATAAGGTTTGCAAGAAACTAATGAGTATGCAGAAAGTTCCGGAATTTCCTACCGGTTCGGTTCCGATTGCTGATGCAGCAAAAATCTACGGAAGAGACCAGGATTGGGTGAGAGCAGGAATTGTTCAAGGGTGGTTGCCGATTGGAATCGCCACAAGAGCAGGGGAGAAGATTACAAAATTATCACAAATGAACAGTGTATATGGAAGAATCAATTATTACATATCTCCTAAAAAGCTCTGGGAAGATACAGGAATCCTGTGGCAGAAAAGTAACTAGAGTAATTAAAAAATGTCCCATGGGAACGCAACTTCCTGTGGGACTAAAGATAAAAGATTACACTTGTAATTTTAACAGGTGTAGAGGAGAAATGCAATGAAAAAAATGAGCAATAAGAAAAAAAAGGACATTCTTGAAACTGCTATGGGGCTGTGGACAGGCATCTGCTTCGGTGGCTGGTTGTGTAATGCTATTGAGTGCAAAGATACAGAAGCAACAGTGTTTGTTGTAGCTTGGATTACAGTGCCAGCAGTGATTTTGTTCATTAGCGGTTTCGTTGCCAGCTTCTGTCAGTCAAGAAAGAAAAATAAAGCAAAGAAGCAGAAAGAGCAGTTTGTTAAAAGCTGGATGAAAATGAAAATCAAGGAGGATAAAGCATCATGAGCAAGGTGGAAATTGAATTTACAGCATTAGAGGAGTTAATTAGAGATTCAGAGAAAATCAGAGCTTTAAATAGCTTGCTTGATAGTGCAAGAAAGTGCGGAGAGAAAAACATGCCATTGGACGTGCTTGGCGCAGTAATTGGTGTAGAGGCAAAAGAAACACTGACTCTTGATAAAGTTGTGAACTTATTTGGAGAGAAATGGAAAGAGGGCTGAAATTATGATGGATGAGTATATGTTAGAGATGCGAACCGGTGCCGGATGCTCTGTAAGCGCAGCTTCTGCCGGACATAGAAAAGAGCAGGCGAGAGAGCATGAGACATTAGAAAGAACAATTTTAATCACCAAAAAGGAGGATACAAAATGTTAAAACTTTACGAAATCACAGGGGAATACCTGACACTTTGTCAGATGGCAGAAGATGCCGACGTGGATGCAACTGTATTTGCAGATACGCTTGCATCTATTCAGGGAGAATTAGAGGTGAAAGCGGACAGCTATGCAATGATTATCACCAATTTGAACGGCGATGTTGAGAAAATTGATAAGGAAATTGAGCGTTTGTCACACATGAAAAAGGTGCTTAAGAATCGTACCAATCACTTAAAAAATAACCTCGAAAACGCAATGAAAATGATGGATGTAAGAAAGCTGAAAACAGATTTTCGTTCATACTCAATTCAGAAAAATCCGCAGTCATTGAACATCATTGATGAGTCGAAAATTCCTGCTGAGTATTTGATTTCGCAGGATCCGAAGCTGGATAGAACTCGACTGCTTGCAGATGTCAAAGCAAATCCGAAGAAGTTTGCAGGGATTGCAGAGACAAAGCAGACTGAATCCTTAAGAATCCGATAAGGAGTAGAAAAGAAAAATGGAAAAGATTTATGGAGCGATTGTCTCAATTATGGAAAATATCGGGGCAATTGAAAAAAAACGAACAGCGAAAGGAAATAAGTTTTCGTATACATATCGAGGTATTGACGATGTTTTTAATGCGTTACAGCCTTTAATGATTAAATTCAAGGTTTTTTGTTTGCCAAAGCTTAGAAATATAGATTCGACAGTAGAGGCATCTGGAAGTTTAGTTATGAAGAGATCAATCATAACTATGGATTATCATTTTGTGTCAGCAGAAGACGGTTCTGAAATTGTGGTATCTATTGCCGGAGAAGGCGTGGATAATGGCGATAAGTCACTAAGTAAAGCCTTTTCAACTGCATTTAAGTATGCTTGCTTTCAGCTGTTTTGTATCCCAACAGAGGGAGAAATGAAAGATTCAGAGGAAGAATTTTTGACTGAAAAAGAAGTGGAAAAAATTCGTGTTGCATTGAAATACGCTAATAGAAGCGAGCAAGATGTCTTGAAATATTTAGCAAAAAAAGGTTCTACTGCACAGAAGATAGAGGATATTTGTTTTGATGATTACTACATGCTAATGGAGTTGCTTGCAACTTCTAAGCGAAAAGAACAGGAGGTAAAGAATGAATAAAGTAACATTGATGGGAAGATTAACAGCAGCACCAGAGGTTAGATACACTCCTGGCGAAAATTCAACAGCAATTGCAAGATATACTCTTGCCGTTGACAGACGTTTCAAGAAAGAGGGGGATGCATCTGCTGATTTTATCAGATGCGTTGCATTTGGAAAGCAGGCAGATTTTGCAGAGAAATGGCTGGAAAAAGGAACGAAAATCTGTATCTGCGGAAGAATCCAGACTGGAAGCTATACAAACCGTGATGGAGCAAAAGTGTATACGACCGATGTGGTTGTGGAAGAGCATTATTTCTGTGAGAGCAAGGCAACAGGAGCGGGGACTCATTCTGCTCCGGAACAGAGACATGTGGATGATGATGGATTTATGAACTATCCAGACGACGGAGAACTTCCGTTCTAGTTAAAAAGGGGGATGAGTTAAATGGCTGAAAAGAGAATGTTCACACAGAAAATCTGTGATAGTGATGCATTTCTTGATATGCCTCTTACTACACAAGCTCTTTATTTTCACTTGAATATGAGAGCAGATGATGATGGATTTGTAAATAATCCGAAAAAAATTCAGCGCATGATTGGAGCTTCCGAAGATGATTTAAAGCTCCTGGTGCTGAAACGTTTTATTCTAACATTTGACAATGGTGTAATTGTTATCAAGCACTGGCGGATGCATAATTTGCTCCGAAAAGACAGATATCATCCTACACAATATCAAGAAGAACTTGCATTATTAGACTTGAAAGAAAATGGCTCATATACTGAAAAAATATCTGAAAATACAGAAGTAATTGAGCTAGCAACCACTTGGCAACCAACTGGCAACCACTTGGCAACCGAGGTTAGTGTAGGTAAGGTAAGGTTAGATAAGGTTAGTGTAGGTAAGTGTAGTGCAGAAGAAACACCAGACCACACACAACACACAGAAATCACTTATGAGAGCCTTTGCAAGAGATATGGCAGGGATTTTGTCGATGAACGTATTAGAAGAGCAAAATCGGCAAAATACAAAGCGACAGATAATATTGAGACTGTTGCGAAATGGTGCGAAGAGGATGCAGCAGCAGGAAAAACTAAGAAAACGAAATTCAGCAATTTTCCGAACAGGGATTATAATGTCTCTGATTTAGAGAGAAAGTTGTTGATGAGTTGATAAGTGGACAGGAGTGAGGTAATGAATAAAGGAAAAATTATACTTACATTTTATTTTAAAAATGGGTGCGTAATTAAGAAAAATATGAATTTGAGCGAAATAAGCGAGAAGAAAGCAGTAGAGTTAGCAGATTCACTTTTAAAACTTCAAGATGATTTAAAAACATTTTTTAGTTCTGCAACAGGAGATTTCCAGATTACTGCAGAAGGACTTACTGTAAAAGGAAGAGAACTTATTGCACTTGATATTGAAATGGAAGAAGAGGTATCTGAATGAAAATCCCAATTCCATGCAGGCAAAGAGCAATTGAGAGGGGGTGAGAATTTGGGAACAGTTGTGCTTGGGTTTGCACTTTTAGCAATCGCAGGAACTTGTTGGATGATTGTCCGAGATACTGACAGAGAAGTGGACGATGCGGAGCAGGAAGAATATTTAAAGAAATGGATGGAGGAGAGAAAGAAATGAGTACAGATACAGAAGAAAAGTTTGAAGAAATTTTATTTAAAATCATGAAGTTACGAGATTTAGCAGAGGCTGATTATAGCATGTTAGAAACGCTGGATAGTGAAATGTTAGAGCTGGAAGACACTGAAATGTCTAAAGAAAGACAAATTGTAGTAGTACAAAAAAAAATCTTGAAAGAATTAAAAAATGGACTCAGTGAGAGTGGTATTGACTTAGATGAGACATTGTTAGAAGTGATGAAGAAAGGAGAATAAAATGAGAGTAACACTGAAAAATGGAGTTGTATTAGAATTTGACTCGACCGGAATGGTGGAAGATTTCAAAGAATGTGCACGAATGGCAGAAGAACCAGGCGGTGATGGTAAAGATTGCAAGACATGCAAATGCAATGTTATGTTTGGCGATATGTGGTTATGTGAAATTCCGGAAGTAGCAAAAGCATTGGAAGAAAGAGGCAAGGGCAAAATTGATTTAGATAACTGCAATTCAGAAGAACTTAAATCATTGTTAAGAGAATATTGCCAGAAAGAGATTCCTCAAAAGCCAACATTTGAAGGCGATGGATATGCTCCAGACGGAACGGAAGTATGGGACGAGTGGATTTGCCCGAACTGCGGAAGCAGATACGAAGTTGATTATGATGAATATGATTATTGCCCGAACTGTGGGCAAAGAATTGATTGGGCGGAGGTAAATGAAAGTGAGTTATAGAGATATTACATCCCAGAGCACCGAAGTACTCTGGGGAACGAGAGCGGCAGAAAGAAATGCTGAAACAAGAAAGAGACTTGAACGAGAGCATAATGTCAGAATCGGGGACAAGGTGAAAATTATCACGGAAGAAGCGAGCGAGGAAAAAGACGGACGCAGAAAAAGAAAGAAAATCAGAAAAGCGACAGTTGTTGATGTGTATGAATGCTTTATCCTGCTGCGAATTAAAACAAAAGCAGGAAACGGCTTTTTAGAAACGTTTACATATCAAGAGTTTGAATGCATGCGAAAGTAGGTGATGCCAGTGGAGCAGGAAAATGACAAGAAAAAGGAATACCTCTGGCAATACAGAAAGGCAGAGAGAAGAGAACAAAATATCTTGGAAGAAATCCAGGAACTGCGGGCGGATAAGTTGTTTCCGTCCGTGTCCATGGATGGGATGCCAAAGGGAAGCGGTCAGGCAGATTTGTCTGACTTTGTTGCGTTGATGGACGAACTAATTGAGAAACTGAAAGAAGAACGTCTTTGCAAAGTAAAACTCAGAATGGAGATAGAGGGGAAAATAAAAAGAATGGACGATACAGATGAAGCAGATTTGTTAAGGATGCGTTATCTTCGAGGGATGAAGTGGGAAGAAGTAATGGCAAAAACAGGATATTGTCGGGCACAAGTGAATAGAATACATGGAAAAGCATTGGAACATTTTGAAATGTAAAAATTATGGATAAGATTTCTTTATAAGTGTTGACATACGTATTAATACGTAGTATAATAGAATTAACTTAAGGAAAGGAGAATATCAGATGCCAATCAAGCCAAGTGAAATGATAAAACTTTTAAAGAAAAACGGTTTTATCATAGTCAGTCAGAATGGTTCACATGTAAAAATGCGAAACCAAGAAACTGGAAAACAAACAATTGTTCCTTTACATAATAAGGATTTGAAAAAGGGAACAGAACAGACAATACTGAAACAGGCGGGGCTGAAATAAGCCCCTGTCTTTCAAAAAGTAGGAGGTAAAGGCAATGAAGAAATTATTTTATCCAGCAATTTTTCACAAAGCAGAAGAGGGAGGGTTTTGGATTACATTTCCAGATTTACCTGAGTGTATAACAGAGGGTGATGATATGGAAGAAGCATATAATATGGCAGTAGATGCTCTTGGCTTGACATTAACTGACCGTATCAAATCCAAAGAAGAACTTCCAAAGGCATCCGATATTGAAAATATAGAAAAACCAGAAGATGGTGTAATTGTTGTAGTTCAGTTCGATAAAGCTGAATATGACCGTAGACACAATAGCAGAGCAGTGAAAAAGACACTTACAATTCCGGAATGGTTAAATGAAGAAGCACTTGCTATGAATATTAACTTTTCACAGGTACTTCAAGAAGCGTTGATGGAAAAAGTTGGTATTCGTTAAAAAGTTAAAAGATGGAATAGAATGAGACATTCACCTTATGATATAGTGTAAATGGGTTTGAAAGGCAGAGAGCAAACAAAGTTTCATTACCTAGCCTATTTACGGTCATTGGTTTTTGATTTCCATAGGTATCCTCTAAAATGTTATGTATTATGTAGTCACAGCCTGTTGAATTGCCAACAGGCGCATCAAAGCGTAGCTCAGTGGTAGAGCGCTTGCAAATGCCTTGCAAGAGGGCGGGGGTTCGATTCCTTCCGCTGTTGCTCACACGTGACGGTGTGCCCACTTGTTCGGGTAATGGACAAGAGCTGGTAAGTGCTAAACTTACATGTTTCTCTTTTCTTTACATTTTATCCATATAGCATCCAGTATTTACTGGGTGCTATTTTTATACATAAATTTAGCAAGACAGGAAGGTGGGTGGATGGCAAACTATGAAAACATAAGAGATAAAGGTTTTGATAAACGAACTACGAACGAACTACGAGTAATTGCATCAAAAGGTGGTAAGGCATCTGGTGAGGCGAGGAGAAAAAAAGCAAACTTCCGGAAAACTTTAAACTTGCTACTTTCTGCAAAAATTGAGAATGAGGAATTGACTCCATTTTTAGAGAGCCTTGGTATAGACAGCACCCTTGAAAGTGCAATCAATATGGCGATGATAAAGAAAGCACTAAAGGGTGATGTAAAGGCTTATGAAGCGGTGGCACGGTTTGCAGGACAGTATGAAGTACCAGACGAAGATATTGAGTTAAAGAGGGCAAGGAAACAACAGATAACTGGTGAAAACGAGACGGATGAAGCGTTAGATAGACTGGATGCGATACTAAAGGAGATGCGGGACAATGCAGTTAAGCAAGAAGCAGAATGAATATATTTTACATGCTACGCATCGCTGGAACATTAAATCCGGAGCAGTTCGTTCCGGAAAGTCTTTTGTAGATACTGCTTATATCGTTCCGTTCCGGATCCGAGAAAGAAAAGGAAAGCCAGGATTAAATGCGATTCTTGGAGTGTCAAAGGCTTCAATCGAACGAAATGTATTACAGCCAATGAGAGAGCTGTACACGGATAAACTGATTGGAACTATCAACAGTATGAATATCGCAAGAATCTGCGGTGAGGACGTGTATTGTCTTGGAGCGGAGAAAGTCAGCCAGGTCGCAAAAATACAGGGTTCCAGCATTAAGTATTGTTATGGTGATGAGATTGCAAAGTGGAATCAAGATGTGTTCCAAATGCTTAAATCACGACTGGACAAGCCGTATTCGTGTTTTGATGGAGCGTGCAACCCAGAACAGCCAACACACTGGCTGAAAAAGTTCATTGATAACGAAGAACTGGATATCTATTTGCAGAAGTACACTATCTTTGATAATCCGTTTTTACCGCCTGAGTATGTAGAACAGCTCTGCAAAGAGTACGAGGGTACGGTGTGGTATGAAAGGCTCATACTTGGCAAGTGGAAGCGTGCAGATGGGGCAATTTACAAGCGTTTTGCAGATAAGTCAGAGTTGTTCTACTGTGAGATAAAAGACGAAATAGAGGGCAATACGGAGCGCAGAGAGTTTAAGAAAACAGATATTGTGTCGCTTGAAATTGGTCTGGACTTTGGTGGAAATAAATCCGGTCATGCTTTTGTAGCAAGAGGATACACAGATAATTACAGAGAAGTTATTGGTGTGATGAGCAGGCGCATCATGGTAGACGATTATCCGGAAGGGATTGACTCAAAGAAACTGACAGAGCTTTTTCTGGAATTTGTACAGGAAGTTATTGATAGGTATGCGGTAACGGATGGGCGAGGAGAATACATGCAGTACTGCAATGTTGAAACGGTATATTTCGACAACGCAGAATCTGTTCTGGGCGCATCTATTCGGAATAATGTAGAGACGAGATATCCTTGGATGTCTGTAAAGCCAGCAAAGAAAAAGGCGATTATTGACCGTATTCGCTGTACACAGATGTTAATGGGAGCAGGACGGTTCTTCTTAACAGAAGATTGCAAGAGCTTGGAGACAGCTTTTTGTGATGCGGTTTATGATAAAGAATCCTTAGTAGATGAACGGCTTGACGATGGAAGTACAGACATTGACAGCTTGGATGCGTTTGAATATACGATTGAACGAGATATGAAGTATCTGATTGATGAGGAATAGAAAATGTTTGATGGAATTAAGAATTTTCTGAGGAGGATAGCGAGAATGTTTGGCTATACGCAATTAAAAAGTATACTTGGTACGGATGTGGCATTATCGCAAGGAATGATTGATGCCATCAACGAATGGAAGTTAATGCTCGACGGAGCGGCAGACTGGACTAGTAGCGATGTGCAGTCTCTTAAGATAGAGCAAGGTATCTGTCGTGAATTTGCAGATACCGTATTAGCAGAGATGGAAACATCTATTTCTGTACCGGCATTGGACAAGATATATAAAAAACAGCTTACACTTTTAAATGAGCACTTGCAAGATGGTCTTGCACTGGGCTCTTTTTGTTTGAAACCATTGCCGGGAGGATTGGCAGAGTTTATTACTGCGGATAAGTTCATACCGATTCAGTTTGGAGACAATGGCAGACCAACTGATGTTGCGTTTCTTACGGTAAAACGTATCGGTGAGATTGATTATTATACGAGAGTAGAACGGCATACCATTGCAAATGGAGTGCTTACGATTTCAAACAGGTGTTATCATTCGCAGACACAGGCTGACATTGGACAGGAATGTTCTCTTGAAGAAGTGGGAGAGTGGCAGAACATAGAAGCTGGTCCGGTCAGTTATCCAGGAATGGAGCAAATGGATTTTGGATATTACAGGAATCCGCTTCGTAATAATGTAGATGGTAGTCATTGTGGTGTATCGGTATATGAATCTGCGAAAGAGCGGATTATGAAAGCGGATATTCAAGCGGCAAGACTTGACTGGGAATACAATTCCGGAGAACGTGCCATTCACGTAGATGAGAGAGCACTAAAGCAAAAAGGTGGACGTTTTAATCTGCCACGACTAAGCAAACGATTGTATCGTGGCTTAAATCTTGAGGATGGAAAAGACAAAGAACTGTTCCGTGAGTACTCTCCGGAAATGCGTGACGAAGCGTTTAAACGTGGCTTAGAAGAATATAAGCGAGAAATTGAGTTTATTGTAGGCTTAAGCTATGGTGACCTCTCAAACGTACAGAATGTTGAAAAGACAGCGGAAGAAATCAAGTCATCAAAGGCGAGAAAGTATAATCGTGTAAAAGCAATACAGGGAAAACTTCGGGACTGTCTGGAAGATTTTGCGGCAGGACTGGCATTTTATAATTCTATGTACACTTCCGGTTATGAGTTCTTCTGTGAATTCAGTGATTCCATTTTAACTAGTGAAGAGACAGAACGGCAGCAGGATAGACAGGATGTAAACATGGGTGCGATGACCTTAGTAGAGTATCGTGCAAAGTGGTACGGTGAAACAGAGGAAGAAGCCGCAAAGAAGATTATTGATGAAAGTGTAGATCCTGACCCGATTGAGGAGTAAGCATTTATGATGACACCAGACGAAAAAGGAACACTGCCACTTCGGACGGAAAAACTTTTTTATGATTTGCAAGACCGAATTTATGCGGATATTGTAAGGAGAATCAAAAAAACTGGTGAAATTACCAGCACGGCAGATTATCAGATAAATAAACTCCTGCTGCTTGGAAATAGTACAGAGTTCATAGAAAAGGAATTGAAAAATCTTTTAAATGCTTCCTATCCGGAAATTTGGGCTTTGTATGATAAAGTCTGTGACTGGGAATATGTCAGAAATAAAGATGCTTATGAGCAGATAAACGGTAATTTTATTCCGCTCGAAGAGAATGAGACAATTAGAAAATGGGCAGATGCAATTTCAAAGCAGACACAGGGAGAGATAAAGAATCTTACGCAGTCAATGGGATTTACCGTGCAAATGCGTGGTAAGAAAGTATTCACACCACTGGCAACGTATTACCAGAAGTATTTAGATTCTGCCTGTATGGATATTGTAACAGGTTCATTTGATTATAATACTGTCTTGAGGCGAGTCGTAAAAGAAATGACAGCTTCTGGACTGCAAACAGTGGACTATGCATCCGGATGGAAAAACCGTGCACCTGTGGCGGCAAGACGAGCCATTATGACAGGTGTTTCACAGTTGAGTAGTAAAATAAACGAAATGGTTGCAAAAGACCTGAAAACGGATAAATACGAAGTGACATGGCATGGTGGACACCGACCAGAACACTGGTGGGGCGGTAAAGTCTACAGCTACGATGACCTTGTAAGAGTGTGCGAACTTGGAGAGGGAAGAGGTTTATGTGGATGGAATTGTAAGCATAGTTACTATGCTTTTGTGGATGGTTTTTCTGCAAGGACTTATACAGACGAGCAGTTAGAAGAGCTGGAAGCAAAAGAGCAGGAAGAGCATGAGTACAAAGGCAAAAGCTACAATGCATACCAGGCATCACAGGCACAACGGCAGATGGAAACGACCATGCGGGCACAGAGAGCAAATATTAAGAACCTGAAACAGGGAAATGCAGACTTGGATACCGTGATAGCAGCTCAGGCGAGATATCTTAATACACTAAGTCAGTATAAAGACTTTTCAAAGAAAATGAAACTTCCGGAGCAGATGGAACGAGTGTATATGGATGGGCTGGGGAGGATGGCTGGTAGAAGAACTGTTCAGATTGCACCAAGACGTTATAAAGATAATGAAAAGAATTTTACTACTTTTGATGGAAGAAGTCCGCAAAAGGGGAGGGATATTATAAAGCCTCATAACATTATGAAAGAAATGAATAAATCTGAAATAGGACGAGAATTATTAGCATATATACAAGATAATGATATTCCTGTAAATATATATTATGGGGTGGATGTTGAACCAGGACGAGCAGGGACATTTGAATCAGGGACAATTAATGTATACGCTGATAATGTAAAGAAAGTGAAAGATGCGGCTCTTACTGTGATACACGAAGCAACACATGCTAAAATCAATAAGCCAAATACTAAAAACCAAGAATTAGAATGTTTTTTGAATGAATGCAGACATAGAGGTGAGAAATTGACAAAGGAGACGATTAAGGATACAATGAAATATATAGATGACATGTATCCATATTTGAAATGGGAGTGATTTTATGAATGATACTTTGCTTATGCCAACCCATGAACGCTTGAAACTTTTGCGTGAGGGGAAATGTGTATTATGTAAAAAGTGCAAAGGAAAGATGATAGCAATAGGAGATTGTAAAAAAACAAATACCTTTCAATGTGAAAAGTGTGGCAGTCAGCTAATTGTTGATTAAAAAGTAAAGAAATTATATCCAGAGTTACCATGGAGGTGACAAGATGAATCCTTATGAATTTAATGAATTTATGGAAAAATTGAATTGGAAGTCAAAAATGAAAAGGACGAAAAGCAAATTTTTCCCATTCAGACGGAAAATGGATTATTTGGGATTCCTTCTAACAGAGGAAATTTTACGGACCAAAATGGAAAAAAATGGATATGTGATGAGATTGATTTTGCATCAGGTACGAGGATAAAGAGAATAGAAGCAGTCAAAGCTCATGAAAAAGATATGTATTTTGAAGATGTTCCAGATACACGTTTTAGACGTTTTAGAGTAAAAGTTCTTTTGGAATTTAATAACGCAGAAAGACGAGGCGAAGTTTTATGTAAATATTTTACAAATAATACAATTAGTAATCAACACATTGAAGGAATCTGCTTTACATCAAATAAAGAACTTATTATTTATTTCCTTAAAGATGGCAAAAAAATAAATGTCGAAGAGTTTAAAAGCTGGCTTTCCGAACATGATGTCACATTCTACTGCGCATTAAAAGAACCGGTTGTAACACAGCTTACAACAGAGGAGATTGCAGAGTATAAAAAGTTAAGAACGTACAAGGGGACAACAACATTTGTAGCAGAAACAGATATGGAAGTGACTTATAAAAAAGATTAACAAAGACGCATTGATGGCGTCTTATTTTTATGCCTTTTTTCGGCAGGCATTAAAGAACCGGATATATCCCATACCGCTGAAAGAGCGGTCAATAAATGATTTCAGGAGGAATGTAGCATGAAAAATATCTATGAGATTCTTAAAGAGTTCGGACTTGAACTTCCGGAAGAGAAAAAAGCGGACTTTGAAAAGGCATGGAAAGAAAATTATCGTACTAAAAATGAGTATGATAATGCAGTTGCGAAGAGAGATGAGTATAAATCTTCTCTTGATACTGTAAATGAAAAGCTGAAAGAGTTTGACGAAGTGGACGTAAAAGACTTGCAGAGTCAAATTGCAAAGCTTCAGGATGATTTGCAGGCAAAAGATGCAGAATATGCCCAGAAAGAAGCAGAACGTCAGTTTTCCGGAGAATTAAGTGCCGCAATTAAGAAAGCCGGAGGTAGAAATGAAAAGGCAGTTATGGCAATGCTTGACATGGAAACACTCAAAGCATCGAAAAACCAGTCTGCCGACATTGAGGCTGCGATTGGAGCGGTAAAAGAGTCTGATGCTTATCTGTTTGGTTCAGATGAACCATTTAAGAATCCAGTAGGTTCAACCGGAGGAAACGGTGGCAGTGGTGGAGCAGATGGAGTGTCTGCGCTTCGTGCCGCTATGGGACTTCCGGAAAACAAATAAGGAGAAGTTGAATGCCAAACGCAATTGAATTAAGAAAACAGTACTCAACCCTTTTGGATGAGGTCTACAAGTTATCCTCTTTAACAGCTGTGCTGGATGGAGCAAATAACTTGGTAAAAGAGGGTGCAAATGTAAACGAAATTTTGATTCCGAAAATGACTATGCAGGGTCTTGCAGATTATTCCAAAACAAACGGATATGCGGCAGGAGATATTACATTAGACTATGAAACTAAGAAATGTACTTATGACCGTGGTAGAAAGTTTGTTGTAGATGCAATGGACAATATCGATACAGCGAGTATCGCATTTGGTAAATTATCCAGTGAATTTCTTAGAACACAGGGTGTCCCGGAGCTGGATGCTTATCGTCTGTCTGCTTATGCACAGACAAAGAATGTAGAAACAGTAAGTGCAGATATTGCAGATGGAAAGGCAGGACTTGCAGCACTTCGTGAAGCAAGAAATCACATTGAAAATGCAGAGGCAAATCTTGCAACATGCTATCTGTTTATTAATCCGGCACTTTACGGAATGATTGACGACTTAGATACAACTGCATCCAGAAAAGCACTGGAGGGATTTGCAGGAATCGTAAAAGTACCATCAGGAAGGTTCTTTAATAAAGTAAAACTGACTGCTTCCGGAGCAGGTGGATTTACAAAAGATACCGGTGCACTTGCGATGAACTTTATTGTGATTGACAAACAGGCAGTTATCCAGTATCAGAAGCACACTGTTTCCAAAATCTTTTCACCGGAACAGAACATGAACGCAGATGCATGGCAGTTTAACTATAGAACTGTCGGTATTGCAGAAACTTATGACAACAAAGTAGACGGTATTTATGTACATACAGCAAAAACCGCTAGTTGATGAGATTATGAAAGTAGATTATAGTTTTTATATTGAAAGGTTTGGAGGAAGTCAGGTGCCAGAAAGTGCCTGGCTTTCTTTGGAATTGAAAGCAGAAAAACGTCTGGAACATTTCAGCTTTGGAAGAACTGCATGTGACTGGTCAGAAAAAGACTGGGAACAAAATGCAAAGTATGCAATCTGTGAAATGGCTGAGGCAATGCAAAAGAGAAAGGTAAGAGGAAATATTGTATCGGAAAATAACGATGGATATTCCGTCAGCTATCAGACAGAACAGACAGAGGAAGAGTTTGAGAGTCGTTTATATCAGATTGCAAGTACTTATCTAATGTCAAGTGGTATTTTATACATGGGAGTGGATGAGGAATGATTGTAAATGCGGATATTACCCTTTACAACCGAAGATTAGATAAGACAACACGACAGTACATCTATAAACGTACCGTGCTTTGTGGTGTGCATTGGTACACAGACCAAAAGGTAGCGGTGAGTGATAAAGGCTTAGATAGTGCAGATTCGATAAAGATTCGTATTCCGATGGCAGAAAGAAGAGAAACGTTCTTAGAGCCGGAAGAATATGCAAGAAAAGAAGATGTGACAGGCTTTTTCACTGCTTCAAATGGGGATGTGTTTGTAAAAGGAATCTTAGAAGATGAGATTGCAAAAGAATCCGATTTAGAGAAGAAAGGCTTGCTGTTTGGAAGAATCTTAAGCCACTCAGACAATCGGAGAGGGTTAGAACCTCATATCCGGATTGGAGGCGCATAATGTCAAAGACAAGAGTGCGAGTTGAAATGGACGACGAACAGAAAATCCTGTTAAAACGTTCTTTAAATAAAAATGGAGCAGGACAAAAGTTCGTCACTCATGAAGTGAGACGTTTGTGTGTGCCTTATGTCCCGAAATTAAATGGACCACTTGAAAATACAGCTGTAGAATCAACGACCCATATTACTTACGGTCAGTCTTATGCAAGACGTCAGTACTATGAAAATTCCGGAAAGAACCGAAGTAAAGCACCACTTGCTGGTAAAGAGTGGGATAAGCGAATGTGGGCAGACAGAGGAAACGAAATTGTAGAATCTACAGCAAAGTTTTGTGGAGGTAAAAGAGGATGAGTGTAATTAGTGCTATCCGGGATTTCATTACAACGTGTCCGTATTTGGATGAGTTTGAAGAGACGTTTTCAAAGGTAGATATTGACTTCTTGGAAGAAAAACCAACAAATTATATGGTTGAAGCTGTACCAGCAGAGCCGATTGTGAAGCGATACACAAATGGAGACAGCATAAGACGTGTTGCATTTCATTTTTGTAGCAGAGTGTTCTGGGGAGATATGGAAAATATTGATACCTCGGAATTTTACGAACACTTTCAGGAATGGTTGGAAGATTGTACACGAGATAAAGTTTTTCCGGAACTTAGCAGTACAAAAGAAGCTCTTTCCATTCGAGCAACGACAAATGGATACATGATAGATGCCGAAGCAAAGACCGCTCGGTATGCAATCCAGTGTGAATTTATTTATTTTCAAAAAAGGAGACAGTAAATTATGGCAGTAAAACAGAGATATCAGGAAGCGGATTACTTAAATGTAGGAGCAGGAACAGACCAGTACGTGCTCATGGGGACCGGATTTACAAAGGTTGATGATAGCCCATCCGC